TGAATTTACATTCCGTGATGGCGTAGACGACAACTTTGTTCCAACTATTACTGCTGACTATGCTGTGGCGTTTGATGATCCGTTTGATCCTAATATTACAGACAGAGACGATTACACTAACTTACCAGACACTAGACCAACTATTGTTACTTCGCCATATGTTCAGAACGCTTCGATTATTTCGTTCTTAGGTATGAACGGTGCTAAGATTGATGGTTCAAAAGTTGAATCGCCCAACGTTCCGACATACGGTATTGAGGCTGAGAATCCAGTTGTTGGTGCTATACCTGAACAAGGTAAATCAATGGTTGCGAACGCCTTTACTATTCTATCATTTGGTGGTACAGCGTGGCGACTAACCAACGATGCGTATGCACAGATCGTGTCTTGTTTTGAAATCTTCCTGCTCAACGGTGTTTACTGTCAGTCAGGCGGATATTGTTCAATTACTAACTCTGCTACAAACTTTGGTTTGTATGCTCTACGAAGTTCGGGTTTCTCTCCAAAAGCATTTGCGTTTGACAGAAGTTTTGTAACTGCTACGGGTGCTAGTGAAGGTAAACAAACTGTTACTATTGTAGGTATCAATCGTGATGCACCTGTTGAAGAATTTGTTCTACGCTTTAGAGAGCCAGAATATAAAACTGCTCATGACTTATTGATACTAAACAAAGATCTAATCGCTGATGATGTTGTGACTTGGATTAATGCACAGATAAGTGCAGCAACTCCAAGTATATGGGCAGGTTTCTCATACAGCGAAGATAAATGTAGACGAGATACTCAATTATTGTTAGATGCTATTAGATATGACATTATCTTTAACAGCAACTATAGAAGTGTAAGTTCAGCTCTAAGATACTTCAGTGGTAGCTTTTCAACCTTTGGAGATCAAAAAGATCAACACATTGCTGCATTTACACAAGCAAAAACACTTACAGCAAACTACCTAACTGATGCAACAGCTATATCTAGAGCAAATGCACTTTGGGATGAAATTATTGATATTTTAACAAATGGTGACACAAATACTGTACCTGGAGACAGTGTTGCAGCAGCATATACATTCCCAACTCCAACAGGAGGTACAGGAAACGCAAGTGATGCAGGATATGCAAATGCTGTTCAACAACTATTAGCAAACAAAGATTTTATTATAGCTGAAATTACTGCTTGGATTAATGTCCAAGTAGGAAGCGGAATTGATCCATTTAGCACAACATTTATTTACAATGAAGCAAAATGTGAACGTGATACAGGTTTAATTATTGATGCACTTGTGTATGATTTAACATATGGTGGTAACTTACAAACATACACTGCTGCATTAGCATATTTTATAGACGGTGTGCAACAATACGGAGCAGGACAAGCAGAAGAAACTGTTGCTGCTTATGAAAGACTAAAAACAGTAATCCAAGAAGTAATATTAGAAACCACAGTAAGTGTTAGCTCAGGTAATCCTGAAACACAAGATACAAGCGGCACTGCTGGTAGTAGTGATGCAAGCGACTTTGCAGGCGATAGATTAGATGACATTATAGATTATATCGAAGGTAATGGTGCTACACCTCCAACTCAATTGTATCCAGATATTTCTTGGACAACTACAACACTTCAAAGTCAATTTGATTTACTCGATTTAGAAGGTCGAATTAACATTGCACAAAATGTTACACAATATGTAAACGAGCAAATTCAAGCTAACATTTGGTATGGATTTACATATGACCAAACAAAGTGTAATAGAGATACACAGTTAATTGTTGAAGCCGTTGCAAAAGATACTTGGGACACAGGTAACAGATATTCACGTAGTGCTGGTCTAGCATATTATACACAAAACTTGCAAGACTCTACAAGAATTAGTATTAGTGGTCAAGAACTACAAACAATTGCAGCTATTAGTCAAGCAAAAACAGAAGCACTTACTTACATTTCTAGTTTGAGTGCTGACGTTCAAGACTTTGCTGGCAGTAGATTTGATATAGTCAACACAATCATCAACGATCCACAAGACTTGCCAGATCCAACTGAAGTTAGTTCTGAAGGTGATATCACCAACGATTATAAACTAACACCTACACAAACAACATTCAATGGTGCTACAGCAGTTAATGCAGTTACAGACGCATTCACAATTGTTGGACATGGATTTACAAATGGTGAAAAAGTTATCTATGATCCAAATGGCAATGCACCAATCCAAGGATTAGATGATGAGCAGCAATATTATGTTAATCTTATTGATGAAGATAACTTTAAACTAACTTTTGATGACAGTTTGGATTTTAATGTTAACATTATTGCGGCAAGCACAGGTACACATATTTTTAAATCAGATGTTATTGAATTCTTTGTAGAAGAAATTTTAAGTTCGCACCAAACATATCAAACATTGATATTAGAATCAGGTTCAGAAAGTTTTGAATTTATTCCTGGTAGAGCAATTACAGGTACAACTGGTGCAAATAATAATAGTGCTATTGTTCACAGTTGGGAACCAAGAGAACGTAGACTTGTCGTAAGTGTTGAAACTGTTGCTGTCGGTCAGAGCTTGCTACGTATTCAATTTGATGAAACAAGTGTTATTGATTCTGACCATGCTAGTAGCCCTAATACCACCATTGGTGTTAACGAAGCTGCTGCTAAATTAGGTTTAGGTACAGCAACATTTAGTATTACAGCTACAGATGGTAGTTCATCTTTAACAAACTTAACAGCACTGCCAGAAAAGCAGTGTTGGTTCCACAGACCATCTGTTGTTAACTCATCTGCACACACTTGGGAATACGCAGGTTCAGGTACAGACTATAACGCTCTACCACAGAACGGCGGTAACACAAGAGCAGAGTACGAACAGTTTGAAGAATTGCCAGGGCGTGTGTATTCATCAGGTACAAACGAACTTGGTGACTTTAAAGTTGGTGACTTTATTACAGCGTTTAACAGAACTGGTAACATTACCTTTAGAAACAAAGTGCAGGTGGACGAACTTGATGCTTTGAGACTGAGCTTGTCAGACGTTGCTATTGAAGAAATCTCAACCAGTGTTAACTTAGGTGACGATGAGATCGGTGGACCAAGCGATGGTAGATTGTCAACACAGTTAGCAGTAAGAAGCTTTATTAGTAACAGGCTAGGTGGCTTTGTTGACAAAACTGTGTCAACTGCGGCTGTTCCGGGTGCTATTGTTCAGTTGAACACAAACGGTCAGTTAAACCCTGATTTGATTCCTGCTACACGTCAGTTTACAAACACAAACACAGATGGTTATCAATCAAGACTAGAACAAGTTGATGACATTCCTGCTACTGACTTGAAAGCTGGTGACATTGCTACAGAAAACTATGAGCAGGTTGAACTTACACTAAGTGCAAACTTGTTTACAGCATCAGATGGTGATACTATTACACAGCCTGGTATTGACGGTGCAGTAGGTTATGCAAAGGGTAATTATAACCTAAGTGGCAACGTTCTTGTTGTTACTATTGACGGAGCATGGAACGACGAAGACGATTCAACTGGCGATCCTTGGGAAACAGATGGTACAGCACCAAACTTGTTTGTTAATGGTGTAGACAGTGGTGTTAAACCAACAGCAAAAGGACCAAGCACAGAAATTATTGATAACTGGTTCCTACGTAGTTCAAACACAAGTCAGTTCTTAAGACTTGATGCAACAGAATCTTACTCATTTACAACGGCAACTTTAACAACTATTGAACGTAATAGTAATGTCGCAACTGCAACGACAAGCACTGCACACGACTTACACGTTGGTGTAAATGTACAAGTATTATGTAACGAAGATACAACTTTTGATGAAAACACTGTTGTTTTAAGTGTTCCAAGTAGTACTACATTCACATATGCAAATACAGACAGTGCAGATCCTACAAAAGCCAGTGCAAGTGTTACAGGTACAGCTAGAACTATTGTAACCAGTGCAGATGGTAACGCACAAGGTGCAGTAACAGAATTTGTAAGTGGTGTTGCAGTTAACTTAGACAATGCTAACATTACAGGCGGTAGTGGATACACTCCTGTTCTTGGAAACAAAGTTTATGAAAACGTAGATTTACAATCGAAAACAGGTTCTGGTACTGGTGCTAGAGCAGACATCACTGTTACAGCAGGACAAGTAACAGACGTAGACATTGACAGAGGCGGCAGCGGTTACGAAGTAGGTGATTTACTAGAAGTGCTTGCTAGTGACGTAGGTGGTACTGGTAGCGGTTTTGAAATTGAAGTTACTGCTATTGAGAAACGCATTTATGTAAATATCTTAGGTGGTGAATTGTTTGTTGCAAGTGCATCATCATTAGACTTTGTTGAAGATAACGATGCGGTAAACACTTCATTTGACATTAACCTAGATGATATTATTTCACATAACTTCTTAGCAGGTACACTTGCTGGTGGTGGTGCAGTAAATTACACTGACAGTAGGATTACTATTACAAATCACGGACTAGGAAACGGTGATCCTGTTTCTTATGATACAATCGGAAATACACCAATTGGTGGACTGTTGAACGAACAAGTTTATTATGTAAAAGTAATCGATGCAAACACAATTGAATTATATGAAGGGTTTGCTCTACTCAATCAAGTAGAATTTACAAGTACTCCGGCTAACAACAATCATAATATTACACGTAAGACTGTAAACGTTACAGATAACAGTGTTATCGTTGAAAGCCATGGATTAACAACAGGTGATGCTATACGTATTGAATCATTAAGCGATGGATCAACAGTAAATGCTCTACCTAGTGTTGTTGGAGCAGCAGGTTCTGAAGCAATTGATAGTGGTAGTAGATTCTTTGTAGGATCTGTTACAGATAACTCATTTACACTTCACACTTTACGTTCAGATGCATTAAGCAGTATTAATGACTTGGTAACAAATGCTGAAGACATTACTGCAATAGGTACTGGTAGTGCAGAAGTTATTATTAACAATGTTCAAGTTGAAAGTGTTGTGAATACTTCAAGTAGATTACTTGCAAACTGGAACACACTTGCTGTTACAAATATTGACGCAGAAAATATTATTTCTGGTACAGTTTCTCCAAGTAGACTTGGCTCAAGCGGTGTACCAAACTCAGACAGCTTCTTAAGAGGTGACAGTGCGTATGCTACTGTGGTTCAAAGTTTGAAAAAAGCAACCACTACTGATAACCCAATAACACTTACAGGTTCAAGTTTAAGTGGTGAGTTCTATGGTGATCCAGTTAACATTGGTATTGCTAACGCAGACTATGACCCACTTGGTACGTTCTCAACACTAGGTACAAGTAGATTTTTACAATCACAGTTTGACGTTGATGCAGCTGGCACAGGACAAGTGTTTATTAAAGACGGCGTCATCGACGCAGGTACACTTGACAGTTTAGATAGTGCTTACTTCCTTAACCCTGCCAACTTAACAAGCAACGTTCCGGTTACCAAAGGTGGTACAGGACTCAGCACTTATGCAGTAGGTGATATTCTGTATGCTGAAACATCTGGTTCACTTAACACTGTTCCGATTGGTAGAAACAACAACTTCTTAAAATCAAACGGTGTCACACCTGAATGGGGTACAGCACTTGATCTTGCTGAAGGACTAGATGTTGGATCGGCTGCACTTACTTCATCAAGCACAGGCGCTGGTAGAGTTTACAATGAAAACGTAACTAGTTTACGAATCGGTGGTACTGCTACAAATATTACAATGGGCAGTGGATCTGGCTCAAGAAACTTGTTTCCATTTATTGATAGTTACGAAGCAACTATTAGTAGAAGCGTTGTTGTAAACTTAGACAATGTTGTGCAAAGTACAGCAGATGTAATTGATAATGGTGTTAACGAAGTTATACTTTCAGATACAACAGGTATTTTGGCTGGTATGATTGTTACAGGAAGTTCTAGTATTCCTGCTAACACTACAGTAACTGGTGTTACTGACGAAGCAATTTATCTAAGCAATGATACCACTGGTACTATTTTATCAAGTACAAGTTTAGCATTTACTTATACTCCATTCACACTTGGTATTCAACCTGGTGATACAATTAACATTAGCGGTAGTGGAGTAACAAACTTAGATGGTACATGGCCTGTTAGTGGTGCAACTCCAACTGCTACATCGTTTACAATTCAAACAGATGATCTAGTAACAGCGTTGGCTACTGATATACCAGCAGGTACTAATACCATTAACAACAACTTGATATTGAGAAACACTACAGTTATCTTTGGTGATGCTGAAACAAGTTCAACACCAGTTGCTTCAAATTTAGTAGGTGCTAACGCTATTGGTACTGATGTCGCAGGCGGCTCATTTACTATTACTCCAGGCTTAGGTACTGGTAATGCCTCAGGCGCAGACTTTGTTGTAAAAACTGGTGCAGTGACAACCACAGGAGATAATGTTCATATTGCTACTGAAAGGTTGCGTATTGACACTTATGGTATTACAACCATCACAGGATATACAACTTTAACAGATAACACAGCATTGAAACTTCCAGTAGGTACAACAGCACAGCGTCCAGGTGAAACAGGAGTGTATGAAAATGTTGCGCAAGGTCAAGTACGTTATAACACAACAGATAATACCTTTGAAGGATATGACGGCACCAACTGGGGTTCATTGGGCGGAGTTATTGACGCAGACCAAGATACTTATATTAAGGCAGAAACAGCATCAGGCGATGACAATGATGATATTGATTTTTATACTGCTGGTACACAGCGTATGCAACTTGATGAAAATGGTGACTTGGCATTTGGTGATGGTTTAAACAAGTTTACTGTTGCGTTTGCAACTGGTACTGTTTACTCAGCAGGTGATTTAACTGTTACAGGTAACTTACAAGTTGACGGTACAACCACAACTATCAATTCAACTACATTGCAAGTTGATGATAAAAACATTGAATTAGGAACAGTTGCATCACCAACTGATATTACTGCAAACGGTGGCGGTATTACACTAAAAGGTGATACTGATCATACAATGACTTGGAATACTACAAACACTGCTTGGGAATTCAGTGAAAACATTAACATTGCAAACACAAGAGTATATCGTATTAACAATACTCAAGTGCTAAGTTCAACAGAACTAGGATCAACAGTAACAACAAGTAGCCTTACATCAGTAGGTGTCCTTGGTGCAGGTAGCATAACCAACAGCTTTGGTGATGTTGATATTGGAACAAGCACGTTTACAGGTAACGGTAGTGGACTTACAACACTAAATGGTTCAAACATTTCTAGTGGTACTATAGACGGTGGTGTGCTTGGCGGTAACCAAACAATGGCAGGTGTCAAAACATTTACTGACACAACTGCTGCAACCAATACCACTACAGGTGCAATTAGAATAGGCGGTGGCTTGGGTGTTGCAGGTGACATTTATGCAGGCACAATAAACACTGCTGACGGTAGTGGTATACAGGCATTAAATGCTTCTTACTTAGGAAGTGGTACTGTGCCTAATGCACGTATTGACGGAACATACAGTAACTTAACAGGAACTGGTGCTCTTAATGCAGGTAGCATTAGTAGTGGATTTGGAAACATTAATATTGGTACAAGCACATTCACCGGTAATGGTAGTGGGTTAACAAACGTAGATGCAGAAACACTAGATGGCATTGATAGTGCAAGTTTCTTACGCAGTGATGCAGCAGATACAATGAGTGCATTGTTAACAATTCAATTTGCTGGCGATGAAATGTTACGCTTGACAGATACAAGTGCAACAGGTAATCCATATATGAGTTGGTACCAATCAACTACAAGAGCAGCATTTATTCAATATGTTGACAGTGGTGATTACTTGAGAATACACAATGATATCGCTGATACTGAACTACGTGTTGATGGCGGTACTGGTGGTTTAGTATATCGTGTTGGAACTACAAACTATACAGTATGGCACAGTGGCAACGATGGTGCAGGTAGTGGACTTGATGCAGACCAATTAGATGGATTGAGCAGTGCTTCATATTTACGTGCAGATGCTAATGATGACTTTACTGGTACACTTGGTGGCACTGGTAGTATTAATATTTCAGGTAATATCACTGCTGCAACATTCTCAGGTGATGGTAGTGGTCTTACAGGTCTAACTGCTGACAATGCAAACACACTTGACAACTTAGACAGTACTCAGTTCTTACGCAGTGATACCAATGATAGTTTCACTGGTACTTCTTTATCATTTGGTAGTTCAACACGTCAGATGCTGAACTTGTGGAGTACAAGCTATGGTATAGGTGTACAGAGTAGTACATTGTATTGCCGTAGTGCTTCACGCTTTAGCTGGCACAGAGGAGGTTCGCATAGCGATACTGAAAACGCTCCGGGTTCAGGCGGTACAACTGCAATGACATTGGATAGTAGCAGTAACCTAACTGTCACAGGCGAAGTTACAGCATATTCAGATGAACGTATCAAAGACAACATCGAAGTTATTGCAGATCCACTTACAAAAATTCTAAGTGTAAGAGGTGTAACATTTACACGTACTGACCAGTGGGATGATAAGAAAAGACATATGGGTGTTATTGCGCAAGAAATTGAACAGTATTTCCCAGAAGTTGTACACGAAGAAGAAAATGGAATGAAAACTGTTAACTATGGTGCAATGGCAGGTGCGTTTATTGAAGCGTTTAAAGAACAGCAAAAACAAATAGACGAACTAAAATCTATGGTGAATAAATTATTAGATAAGTAAACAAGTAGCCAGAAATGGCTACTTGACATTACGTTGTACTATGTTAAAATAGAAAGAAACGGAAGAAAATATGGCATTACCAGCAACCGGCGATACAATTACAATGAGCGATATCAGAAACTTCTTTGTTTCTGAAGGAGAAGTTAGCACATATGTTTTAGGTATATTAGGTACATATATTGGTATTTCTCAAGGTACTACTATTACAATGAGTAGTACATTCGGTGGTTATCAAAGTGCAACAAGTTCATTTAGTAATGCTAAAAACTATCAGCTTGCTAATCTAAGAGCACAATCTGGTCCTCCCGATTTTCAAGAACTAGGTGGAAAAAGAAGTTTTACAACCAACCAAGGGGGTGCTACACATATTTTTCCATCGCCGGATGGAAACAAACTTTATTTTACATCTGATCTTAATACTTCAGGTGGCGGACAAATAGATTTACTCTCACCGTGGACACTAGGTGGAGCAAGCGAAAAAACAAGTTTTAAACATAACACTACCCAGTTTTCTGGTTTTAAAGGATTAAATTGGAATAGTGCAGGCACTACTTGTATAATGTTTAGGAGTCCTATTAATGGTATATCAAAAGTTACATCAACTAATTTCGATTTAAACGGTTATACCGGCCTTACTACAAGAGCATATTCTGACTTTAAATCATTCCAGAGAATAGACTATGCACAATGGGAACCAAGTCAAAATAAATTTTGGTTGTTAGGCAGAGACGATGTTGTCAACGGTTTTCAATATATCTATCAATTTAGCTATACTGGCAGCGATCCTGTCTCTGGAACAGTTACATATGATGGCAGATTTGATAGACCTGATAATGCTGGTTATGATTATCCTGACTTTTTCCAAGTTACAGAAGACTATTTGTTTGTAGGAGAATATACACAATCGGGCACAGGAATATTGAGATATGAGTTAGGAACAAGCTGGGATGTTGTTGACAATGCTCCAACCACAAGAGATTCATATTATAGTAGTGGTATATCTGGATGGTCACGCCACCTAGATTCAACCGGAACAAAAGTTATTATGGGCCACGTTCAGTATGGCCACGCTGCTGTATTGTACGAATTAACCACACCATTTGATTTTTCAAGTGAAGATCTAAGTGCATTGAATTATACAGGCGGAGGTGATTTTTGGTATCCACTACTTGGTAACACGTCAGGCGCAGTTTATCAACCTCCAAATTATTACAATTACTTGCCAGATTTAGACAGAAACGGCGGTTTACTTTATTCTGATTATAAATACGGCCAAAAAGTTGGCGCATATGCAGGTACCAGTAATAATATTGCCGCACAAGTGAATATGACTCAAGGATGGAATCTGAACACAGTAAGTAGTACACATACAAGAGATATAAGTTCATATTTGGCAAGTAGTTTCACTTTTCCTGGTCCTGTATTTGCTGATTTTATGGATAAATCAACAAGCAGACAACAAACATATATTACATATCTCAATGGATCTGGACCTGAAATCCATATGAATATCTCTGCTGCAGGAGGTATTGCCGATAATACTTTAAATGGTAGGACAAGTGCTGCAAAAAGTGGTAACACTGGAAACATTTATGCTTTAGGTGCAGCACACTCTTTAGAAACTTCTCATAACTTAGATGATGTAAATAATTCTTATTATTGGATGACTGGCACAGATGGATATTTACACCAATGGCGAGCAAGTGCTACATTGAACAACGTGTCTCCTAGTATGTATAATGTATATTCATCAGTAGAACTAAGGACTAAATTAGTTAATGCAGGATTTGATCCTTTAGGAGTTGTATTTGGAATATCATACAGTGCTAACGCAATTACTGGTATTCACGTTAGACATTTAACAAATTCATTAACTCCGAATTATGCTGAATTTATATTATATTGTCCTGGCGCTAATACATTTGGTCAATTTACCTGTAACAGTATGGATCTTGTAGGAGGTACATGGACTTTACAGAGAAGTTTAAGATTACCTAGAGAAATGAGCGTAGCAGGTTTCCAACTCGATGGTGTTGGAGAAAATATGTGGGTATTATCTTGGACAGGAATATTATATCATTTAACATTTGATGACTAATTACTTGACAAAGGTGTTATAATCAATTATAATCTATATAGAATAGGAGCAAATAATGAAAACACTTTATGAAGTGCTAAATGTTGATTTGGCACAAGAATACACCAAAGCAAGAAAACTTGCAAAACTTGCAACATTGGATTTAGATGCAGACTTACATTCTGAAGCTGAAGCAGCAGTTGCTGAAATGTCTGTACCAGCAGACGATGATAGACTGCATTGGATTCAAAAAATTGGACACGCTGCCGGTGCTGACCTTCTTACAATTGGTAAAGTACAACCAGAAAATATGTTAGCAATGGCTGCACTTGATCCTGCAGATTTTCAAGAATGTGTAAAAGTTGCTACAGGTTCTGCACGTACTTGGAATAACTTAACAGTTGCAGCAGAAAAAGAATTAAACGAAGCTGAGATTCCTAATACAGTATTGTAATGAAAATTGGTATCTGTGTTCCTGCAAGAGATCAAGTACACACTTTTTTTGCTCAAAGTTTAAGTAAATTAACTTGTAGGCTTACTAAGTTAGAAATACCATTTGATCTACACATTGTTTGTGGAAGCGTGATTGCGCAACAACGTATCGACTTAGCAAATCTTGCATTAGAAAAAGATGCAACACATCTACTATGGCTAGATAGCGATATGCAGTTTCCAGCAAATACTGCTGATGTTTTGATGACACACAATAAAAATATTGTTGCTGCACAATACAGTACACGATATGCTCCTTATAGATCAGTAGCATTTACAGATCCAGAAAACATACACACAAGATTGAACCAAAACAGCGGATTACACAAAATTTGGGCTGTAGGAATGGGTTGTATGTTAGTAAAAGCAGAAGTATTTAAAGAGTTACCAAAGCCTTGGTTTGCACACGAATATAATAAATCAGAAGATAATTACTGCGGCGAGGATATATACTTTTGTAATCAAGCAATGCATCACGGAATTGATGTTTGGTTAGATGCAGATATTAAATTAGTTCATTTAGGATTGAAAGCAAACACACTATGAAAACAGCATTTTCAAAATTCGATAAATTAAAATCAACCCCAGGTTTGTTTCCTGGACAAGACAGTTTAAAAAATCATTTTTTGCCTAAGTGGAATGTTTTTTATGTTGATGATCCTACTGACTATTCTATCTTAAAAGAAAAAGAAAATGAAATTACCACAAAATATGTTTGGCTAATAAAAAAAGGTATAGAAATATATCCAAGTTTTCCTTGGTATTATATGCCTAATCAATTAGCAACGTTTAAATTTCCTTATGTATTTGAAAAAAGTAGAGAAGTAAAAAGCTATGATTTGGTTCGTTTAGTAAGCAGAGATGCACATTGGAATAATTTTATTGAAATAGAAGAAAAATATATTGCTGGACATTACAGCCCTTATAAAGGGCAAGAAAAATTTGATATCTTTTACATTGGAGAAGATAAAACTGTACACAATAATCTAATCGAAAGAGGATTTAAAGTACAATCTGTAGACACGGTGGAACAAGCTAGAGAACAAAGTTTTACTGATATGTTTTGGATTGTTTACGATGATACTGTTGTAAGAGATACATTTAAATTTAGTTATAAACCCGATGAATGGAGTTATGATACACCACACGTTTTTGGCAACGGGGACATTGATCAATTAGATGGTGTTATGTTGCTACCAAAAAATTATGATATTTCTGAAAGGGAATTAAAACATAGATTCTTAATTGATAAAAAAGAAGTAAGGATTATGGCAAGTAATCCTAGACCATATGATTGTTTTGAAATTAATGATTATTACGATTATCAATCTGCATTACAAAAATCAACAACGCATTTATTTTGGGGATATAGCAATCAAATTATTATCAATGAAGATTTTAAATTTGATTATTATATTAGCCATCATAGCTCAGATAGAAAAAGCAATCACGCTTGGTTAAATGGAAACAAATACAATGGTGTCTTTTTGTTTAGTAAAAACTCACCTGTGACAGAAAAAGAAATTATTTTTAGAGAATTAGAACACAAGATTGATCATGAAGAAGTTGCAAGTGTACCAAAAGATTTTGAACGTTTTAATATTGATACATATGAACAATACAAAAGTGCAATAGCAAGTTGCGGCAGTGATATGTTCTGGTTAATACCAAGCGATGTTGATGTAAATGAAGAATTTGAATGGGACAAATATTTTCACGATCAAGAGTCTTTTGATATGAAAACAAATCACGTTTTCCTAAATGAAGATTCGTATGACGGCATTGCATTAATGTGTGCAAGGTCTGAAATAAGTGAAAAAGAATTTGATCATAGATTTTATGTAAACAAAAAAGAACACAATATTGTTGCTAGTACACCAAAAAAATTCCAACAATTTGTAATCAATTCATATGAAGACTACACCGAAGCATTATATAATTGTGAGTCGGAAATGTTTTGGGGTATACCAGATGATGTAGAAGTGTGTGAAGATTTTGCTTTTGATCTATATTTTGATCATCACAACACTTATGATAGAAATATCAATCACGTATTTTTAAACAATGACACATACGATGGTATTGTTTTATTCAGTAAAAATGTTTTAGTAAGTGAAAAAGAAATAGAACATAGATTTTTAATTAAGAAAAAAGAACACGAAATTGTTGCAAGTAATCCTAAGCAATATCCAATTTACACAGTGAATGATTATCAAGATTATTTAAAAGCAAAAAAAGATTGTAATTTTGATATGTTCTGGATGGTAAATGATAGTTTTTTACCTGTAGATAATTTTAATTGGGATTTTTATATAAGTCATCATAATCAATATGAACGCAAAATTAATCACGTTTGGAAAAACGGAGAATTTTATGATGGTATTTCATTAACTAGTAAAAAATTAAACATTAGTCAACGTGAAATTGATTATAGATTTTTTGTTACTAAAAAAGAATATCCAGAGGTAGGCAGTCGTCCTAAACCTTATGATATTGTTTTTATTAGTAATGGAGAACCAAATGCTGATGACAACTTTAATTCACTGAGCGAAAAATTTCCTAGAGCAAAACGTGTAATGGATATTAAAGGCATTCATGCTGCTCACAAACGTGCAGCAGAACTAGCAGAAACGGAAATGTTTTGGGTAGTAGATGGAGATGCTGAAATAATTGACGGATTTGATTTTGACTTTTATGTTCCTGCATATGATATAGATGGTAAAGAAACTGTACACGTATGGAGAAGTTATAATCCTATTAATGGACTTGTATATGGTTACGGCGGTGTAAAATTATTGCCTACTGCTTTAACAAGGAACTTAGACGAATCTACTACAGATATGACAACTAGCATTAGTGATAAGTTCAAGGGCATTGATGAAATGAGCAATACTACTGCATTTAACACAGACTCGTTTAGTGCTTGGCGCAGTGGATTTAGAGAATGTGCAAAACTTGCAAGTCGTACTATTGCAAGACAAAAAGACGACGAGACAGAATTTAGATTAGATGCCTGGTGCAGTAAAGGCGATGATAAACCATTTGGTAAAGCAGCAATTGCTGGTGCTATAGCAGGTAAAAACTTTGGCGAAGAGCACAAAGATAATCCAGTAGAACTAGCAAAACTCAATGATTTTAATTGGTTGAAAGATGAGTTTAAGAAATTATATCAACAAGCTGGATAATAGTTTCTAGTTTATTTTGATTATATTTACTACGTAAAGTGTTTGATAGTCCGTTGTGCAAGGGTTTAGGCCATGAACCAAATTTTACCCATGAGTATCCATCGTGTTCGTCGTTTAGTTTTGGTAAAAATTCTTTTTCAACGACACACAAATAAGTGTGAAAATGAAAATGTTCGTCACTGCTAATAAATGTTTCTAATGGGATTGTTTTTTTAATTTCTGGTACACTGCCAATTTCTTCTTGTATTTCTCTTTTTAGACCTTCCCAGGGTGTTTCATAACCTTCGTTTGTACCACCTACAAGACCCCAAACATTTTTAGATTTACTTTTTGCTCTATGTAATAATAAAAATCTGTGCGTTTGCAAACTATAAAACAAAGCACCACTACAAATTATTTGATTCATACAAATAGTTATTTTATAAAGTTATTGTCCAAGTTCCTCTTGGATAATATCCATCTATAGCAGTTTGCCAATAATAATTGTTCCAATAATACTGTTGACCGTTTGTAACATTTGTAACATATGTTGTGGTTTCGTCAGCACTTGCATCCCAAATAATATGCCAATTACTACCATCCCATTCTACAATGTCATTTTTATCTGCTGCAAAATCACTAGCATCTGCGTTCTTCCAAGCTTCTGCTCCGTCTTCGTTTAGTGTTAGAACATATTGTACAACATCTCCTGCTACTAAAGGAACATCTAATGTAATTAAGAACTTATCGTTGTCGTTAGAACCTGTTGCAGCAACAACAGCACCGTTAACATACACATCAAAACTACTTACTGTTTCCGAACCTATTCTTGATTCAAAACTGCTGCTTTGAATAAAATAATCTATGTCGGTATATATTTTATCATCACTATAAGTTGCAGTAAACGTTCTATCTACACGAAAGCCCAATGGACCTAACAACAATATGCGTGTTCCTGATTGTTTTACACTTAATGGATTAAATTCGATTGGATTTACAATATAATTAATTGTACCATCTGTTTTTGTCGGACCAGTAATAAGAGTGTTGCTAGGTAATGTATCTTCGTCCCAGTCAATGTTTATTGTAAAATGGTCGCCTTCTGTTAATGATAATGTACCTACAATTTCTGATTGTAGTTCTGCTCTACGTATTCTAATTTGACTAATACCTGGTTGGAATTTTGCTGGCAGTTCTGCTTCTAAAACGTTTAACCACGTAATTTCGCCTACACGTAATTCTTTATTAATTGCAAGTTTACCTGTTTCTTGTTGTACAATCAAATCAAAATTTCTATAACTTGATATCACAGGATTTGATAAATCTAGTCTGCCTCCTAATCCTACAGCTTGAGTGCTGGTTACACCACTTTGATTATCAATTATTGTGCCATCTGCTAAAACAGTTGTTCCGCTTGATGCACCTTGATCGCTATCTGTTGGTGGATTAAATCCTTCTAAACTTATTGTACCTTGATCTTGATTAAAAATACTTGTAATAATATCTGTAATAATACCAAGTTTTTTAACTTTAGTAGGCGGTGAAATATAAATTGGAGCAGTAAAACCAATTGTTGCAACATCAATTTCGTCGTTGGTTCCAACAGGAATACTTCTGCTGCTAAAGTTTATATCTTCTAAATACAAAGTACTTAAACTAGTCCAATCAACATAATTATCTGTTGTTTGGAATTCTAAGTCTGGATTAAACAACATAAAAATTTGTTCTAGTATTTGTAACTTTTGATCAGTGCTAGTACTCCATAAATCAACATTTATAGCTAGTGTATATGGAGTAGGATGCAGTCTTTCAACTGTGTATCCTTTGGCTTGGCTTCTTAAGTAACTACTAGTATTTTCATCAAATTCTTTTTCACGTAAATTTATTTTACTTATATAACTGCTATCACTTAACCTAGCTCTGTCCATTTGCAAGCTAGTAATGTATATACCCATACGAGGAGCACTTGGCAATTTGTTTTCTGAGTTTTCTCTTATGATACTTCCAACTTGCCTTGTTATATCTCCATACATAACTGGCACACGTCTTAGATCACCGTCACCGTCTTGATAACTAAAATTGCTAAAAGCTCTAACAATTTGTGTTAGATATCTACGGATTTGTCCATCATAAAAAAATTGCATTAGTCAGTTGCCTTTGCTCTAAGTGCTTTACTAAGTGCTTGTCTTTCTTGCACTTCTTCACCACCAATGGTATTTACTGTTGTGTTGTTGATAAATGTGCCTTTTAGAGTATCTCTTGTATCTGTTGGTGTAATTTCTGTTCTAACATTATCTTCAATTTTTCTCCAGCTATTGCCGTCATATCTAAATAATCTGTTAGGAGATAAATCTGTTCTCAAAAAATAATCACCTTCATTTATTACAGTAGGAAATCCTGTACCTTGTCCATAAGGATAACCGTTTGGCGGAATACCGTCTCCAACTAAGTAACCTTGATAACCATTTCCATCTGGTGTAACAAAAATAGTGTCAGCACCAATTGTACCGTCAACAAGCAGATCGTTGTAGTCTGCACTAACAATTGCCATTTCGCCTTTGTCGTCAACACTCAGCGTATAAAACTGGATAGTGCTATAACCACTTTGGTTTGCATATTCTTCTGCTTGTGCAATTACAGCATCGTTTATTTGCATTTCTTTTTCGTATGTACTTAATACATCTCTTAGTTTTAGATTTGGATTATCTTCATCCTCTGCACTTGCCTCAAGTATATCTTTGTATTCTTGTGAATCAAGTATCTGTTTACATCTTACTCTATATAAATGCGGATACCAAGTTTGACTAAATCCTTCTGCTGCTCTAGTTACTTCATCAACAACATAAAATCTTTTCAACGCAACACTGTAATCGTTAGCTGCATACTCATCAATCAAGTGTGGTAATTCAAAAACATCACCAGGCATAATCTTTCTGCCAATTGTTTTTACACTGCTATTAATATGCATTGTCATAAACAATGTATCGTTTTGTAAAAACAAACCAAACTGACTTAAATCAAAGTCTTGATCTTGCACATTGTAATGTGCCCTTACGACATAAATGTCTTCGTCATATTTTCTATCGCGGTTTTCTAAAAACAAAAGATCTTGAATGTTAGTTTCGCTTGCTTCTGTATATTGCTTTTGTTCAAATGTTGTGTTGTCATCGGACGGATTTTTTGGCCCTAAGTACTTGTGAATCAAAAGATCAGTACCGCCAACAGTAAATTGTTCATAGATCATTTTGTCTAAGAAATCATAGTCATGTGATCTTTCTGGTCTATATAAACTTAGTCTTGGCATACACATATTTATCGATAAATACAATTGGAGATAACCAATGGCAGATAGTAATTTAACTACACAAAAACAACAAGTATTTGATTATGTAAACGCTTTTTTAGGCGGAGGAATGGTGGATGTAGAACTAGATCCAATCCATTATGAAACTGCTTTGACTAAAGCATTAACAAAATATAGACAACGAAGCGAAAACAGCGTAGAAGAAAGTTACGTAACTGTAAAATTCAATCAAGATCAAAATGTCTATGAATTACCTCAAGAAATTATTGAGGTTAGAAAAATTTATAGACGCAGTATCGGCAGCAGATTAGGCGGTAGTGCAGACGGTGGTAGTTTGTTTGAACCTTTTAACTTAGCTTATACAAACACTTATTTGTTAGCAGGAAGTGGTATTGGTGGTCTTGCAACTTATGATTTCTTTGCACAACAACAAGAATTAGTAGGACGTATGTTTGGTAGCTTTATAGAATTCAAATGGAATCCAACAACTAGCAAACTTACAATATTACAACGTCCAAGAGCAGAAGAAGAAGCATTGTTGTATTGTTATAACTATCGACCTGATATGCAATTACTAGATGATTATAAAGCATCACAATGGATTAAAGATTATACATTAGCAGCTTGTAAATATATGCTAGGAGAAGCACGAAGTAAATTTGCTACTATTGCTGGCCCAGGTGGCGGAACTACACTTAACGGTGATTCATTGAAAGCAGAAGCACAAGCCGAAATGGAAAAACTAGAAGAAGATCTAGCAATGGCAGTTGCCGGCGGCACAGGATATAGCTTCCTAATTGGTTGACAAACAACAACTTTTATCATAATATAAATTATGAATAAAAAGAAACTGTTGGTAATCGGTCACGGCAGACACGGTAAAGATACTGTCTGCGAAATACTTAGAGACAAGTACGGATATAGTTTTGAAAGCAGCAGTGCTTTCTGTTCAAAACTTTTCATTTATGATTTGTTAAAAAAGAAGTACAACTATGATACTG